AAGGCGCGGGAATTTATTATGGAGTATCTTAATTCCTATGATTGCGCCAAGTTCACCCGGACTGCAACAGAGACACGGCTTAGCTACTACAATGACCAGACTGTGGAAGGAGTGTGTGGAGTACAGCTTGCACTTCTTCCTACTGAAGTTCACGCACGCCAGATTGTACTAATAGATGGTGTACTCTGCTCCCAACCTCGTGGAATCTTTGGAGTGTGATATGGGTAGCATTGCAGATAAACTTGCAGAGCTTAAAAAGAAAGCTGCTCAAGGTGCTAAGCAATTAGAGCAGCAAGCAGAGCAGGCGCCCAAGGCAGAGGCTAAGCAGATTGCCGAACAAGTAAGGCAGCTTGCCCCAAAGTCAGAGTATAACTCCCTTCTCTTTGTGCCAGACTTTGACTGCACCCGTTATGTAAAAACCCTTCGTAAAGAGTTTGGCATGTTCTCCTCTTTCTGGACTGCTACAGAGGAAGTACTTACCTTTACTCAACTCCAACTCTTGGCAGCTCGTCGCCAATGCAAGTATGTAGCAATCAGTAATTTCACTACCTTTAANCGGGTGGCAGATTATATGGTAGAAGGAACTGCCACTGATAATTACGGCTATTACTTTGAGCGCCAAGGACTTAAAATTGTATTCATCCCTCCTCTGAGGAATATCTGGGGAAGTGCCTCTGTAAAATTCCTTATTGCTCGCTACCTTTCTAAGCTACTTGCCCCTGCTAACTTCCTTGAGAAGGATGCATTCTCCTACACCACTGTAGGTTTGGAGAATTTGGATCAAGTATTCGACTATCTAAACCAAGCCTATTTAATTGGGGTGGACATTGAGACTAAGCGAGAAGGTCAGCGTATTGTGTCTTGTGCATACACCGGACTCTACACTCGTAAGGGAATCTTTTGTACTAAAACCTTTGTTGTTCCAGTTCCCGATGATCGGTGGGAAGAACAACTTCATTGTGTCCGGCGCCTAAATACAACAAAACCTGCTAAAGTAATGCAGAACGGAGGGTATGATGCAACCTATTTTGTACGATGGAATGCGCCTTTACATAAGTGGTTGTATGATACCTTTCACCTTAACCACTGTCTGTTTCCTGAGCTACCTCGTGACCTCGCTGCTATCAGTAGCTTCTATTTGCGCAACTTTCGCTATTGGAAAGAGGAAGCTGCCAACGATCTTTATCAGTACAATGGCATGGATACTCATAATACTGTTTGGAGTTTCCTTGGCCAGCTTCATTACATTCGTACTCATAATGCTGGGTATGCATTAAAGAACTTTCTGATTGANTTCCCNATAGTATTCCCTTGNATTCATTGCGGCCTAGAAGGCATAAAGACAGATTTAGCAAAGCGAGAAGAACTTAAACTTGCCGCTCAACAGCGTAAAGACCAGGCACAAAAGTCTCTTGCTATTATGACGGGACTGCCTACTATCAATCCCAATTCTCCAAAGCAGATCGGTCAGCTTATGCAGGCCGTTGGCTATAAATTTGGTTCTGGAGGGCCAGCTACAGATGAAAAGACAATGCGTGCCTTTGCCGAATCACATCCACTTTATGATCGCCTTCATAAAGCAGTCACAAATTATCGAGAAGCAAGTAAAGCAATTAGCACCTACTACGAATTTGGACTTCTTAATGAAAGATTTTTGTATGAGCTTAACGCCGGAGGAACTGATTCTGGCAGACTCGCTGGAAAGGGGTCAAATCTCTGGGTGGGCACTCAACCACAAAATATTCCAGAGTATGCGAAAGGACAGTTTAAGGCAGACGATGGCTGGCTTCTTGCAGAAATTGACGGCTCTCAGTCAGAGTCTCGCTGCACTGGATACATTTCACAGGATTTGAATCTTATAGATGCAGTGGAAAATTCTCCTGACTTCCACTGTAAAAATGCCAGCCTATTCTTTGGAGTTCCTTTTGAGGAGCTCTTTGATGTTACTACTGGTAAGGTAACTAAAGTTGGTAAACCTATTCGCTCTACGGGCAAGCGAGTTAANCATGGCGCCAACTACAATATGGGCTGGTGGATGCTCTACCAAACTATGGGTTCCAAGGAAGTATTCCAAGCTGCGCGCCTGCTTAAGCTTCCAGTCTCTTGGGGACCTAAACTAATCTGCACCTATCTTATCGAATGCTTTGAGAAGGCATACCCAAGAGTTAAGGGCAAATGGTACAGAGAAGTTATTGAGGAGATTCGTTCAACTGGTATGCTAGTAGGTGTAACTGGCTGGACTCGCCGCACCTTTCTGGAACCTTGGGAACGTAAGCCTGATCTTAATGCAGCAGTCGCACATCCTCCACAGAGCCTTAGTGTGATGATTATCAATAAGGCCTTCCTTGCTGTGTGGAAAGCCCAATTGTATAAATACCCCGGACTGCTTAGAATCAAGGCACAGATTCACGATTCCATTCTTTTCCAATACCGGGCAGACCATGGCTATATTGTGGGCGAAGTTGCGAAGCTCATGCGAATTCCTGTCACAGTGCATGGACGAGAACTTGTTATTCCAGTTAAGCCTGCTTCTGGTGGAATCTATTGGTCTGATTTAAAAGACTAATTTGCTGTTACAAGGATAATCCATGTCAAGTGTGCTAAATGATTACTTGCACTATTGTCGGCAAACAGAGAGTCCAGTGAACTTCCATCGCTGGTCATTTATCTCAATGGTCGGCGCAATGCTAGGGCAGCGGGTGTTCTATCCATTCATGGATGGAGTAGTGCATCCTAACCAATACATTATGTTGGTAGGAACTCCCGGCACTCGCAAGACTACTGCGGTGAAGTATGCAGAGAATTTGGCAAAGGATTCTGGCTACAACTTCTTTGCATATAATCGCACCACCAAGGAAAAGTTTCTACTGGATTGGCAGACTGGATTGAATCTTAAGATCACTAAAGAAGGTAAGACTGATTTTGCAGCTCTACTGGATAGCCCTTTCAATCCTACTTGCGCTGAGTGCTTCATTTGCAATGATGAGTTCATTGACTTTATTGGTATAAACAACCTCAGCTTTATTGCAACCCTTACCAAGTTGTGGGATACCTATGATATTTATGAGGAGCGATTCAAGAACTCCCAAAGTATCTGCATCCAGCGCCCAATNCTTAGCCTGCTNGCCGGTATTACTACNGTCAGTATGCAGAGCGCAATNCCCCAAGAGGCCAGTGGATCTGGTTTCCTCTCTCGTATGATTNTAGTTTATGGNCATGGCAGTCCTACCAAGATNACCTTCCCTCGCAAACCCAGTCCAGAAGAAAAGCAGCCATTCATTTCCTTCTTCAAAGAAGTGCAAAAGATGTCTGGTGAACTTATCTTCACTCCTGCTGCAATCGAACTTATAGATGCAATCTACCAGAACTGGGAAGCATTAGAAGATTCCCGCTTAGCCTTCTATGCCACTCGTCGCCTTACCCATCTGTTCAAACTGTGCCAAGTGATTGCAGTTTGCCATGGCACTCTCCATGCAGATACTCATATTGTAGAAGAAGCTCATAGTATTCTTTGTTTTACTGAACGTACTATGGATCGCGCCATGGGAGAGTTTGGCAAGAGTAGGCACAGTGAAGCAGCTAATGCAATGATTACTGCTCTAGAATCTCAGAACAAGCCGCTAACTATGCGGGAGCTTTTCAATACTGCTCGTATGCATATTGATAAATTCATCACCACCTTTGAAATCATTAACAATCTCCATAAAGCAGATAGAATTATTCAGCAGACTTCTCAAGAAACTGGGGAAGCTGTTTTTATTCTCAATCAGAATCGTAAGAAGTCCAATAGAGAAATGTTTGCAAACATCCCAAAATATATAAAGGAAGCTGCTCATCATGTGGAAAGCCCCAAAGCCGGTGTGGCACAAGTACAGCCAATTGCAATTCCAACAGAACACAAGCCCCCAGTGGATCTACTGTGAGGATATGTTCCTACTTCCAGACCCTAATGAAATTGTGGTAGGACTGGTAAATATTGGAGGCGTATACCGTGTGTATCCCGCGGTTCTTCTTAGAGTGCCAGATGATCTGCTATTCTGGAAGAAGGAACATGCTAGTGCAGAGGAACACACAGAATTTGCAAGTGCTGTTTCTTGGCACAGTGCGTTAATGGGGACTCGAATCCCCAGAGTTGTTGGCTGGTTGTACCTTGGAAAACCTCCCAAAGCACCTGAGCAGTTAGCAGGATTTAGATTACTACTGGAGAATTAAGATGAGCTATGAATTGAAGTATGCTGGATTTGCAACCCAGAAAGAGTTACTAGCAAACATTCGTACACATTTAGAAGATGCTATTAGCAGAGGTCTAGAACCATCCGAAGCAGCAGACCTTTTCCTTAAGCATGTGCTTGGGCGATTCAAGCAACAGGACTTTAACACTATGCTGATGCATGTGCAGATGGGCCTGAGTGGAGAGGCTGGAGAATTCACTGACGCAGTAAAGCGATTCCTGATTTATGGTAAACCCCTAGATATGGAAAATGTAGTCGAAGAACTTGGGGATCTGGCATTCTTTTTTGTAGCTGCGTTAATTGTGCTCAAGCCTCAGAATCCGTTGAAGTTCTTGATGTTTATTCTTATGAAGAATTTTGATAAATTGCTGAAGCGTTATCCAGAAGGATACACTGATGCAGATGCAATTGCAAGAGCAGATAAGAAGGAGGAGGAACAGTCCGATCATTCAAGCCCTATCCATGGTGGTGTATGGGATACTGGATTCGGATTACAGAAGCCATCCGTGGCTCATGTAGAAGCTATTGCTGAAGTCCAGGCTGCCCTATCTGTTGAGCAGATGTTTGTGGATCAGAAACTGAAGTAACCTGGCCAGCTCCTTCCGAACTTGGATAGTTCCAAGGTTGAGTAGGATTCCTATCTAACTGCATTCTCCTATAAGAACGCGCTGCTGCTGTCTTTTCAGTAAGACTGTCACGGAAAGATAGCACAGCGCTTTGATCTGCATTAGCCAACTGCCTCACCCAGAAAGAATTAAATCCCTCCGGTGTTCCTCCATTCCTCTCGTACTGCTGTGAGAAGTTGTCATAGTCCTGCTGACTTAGTGGGGCGCCAAGACCAATCTTCAGTCGCAGTCCCTCTGTCATCAAATCCTGTTCCTGTCTTGCACTAGCCTGATACTGCATCCTGCGATAATAGTTATCCATTAAGATACTTTCATCAAGCGGCTTAGTACCAATAACCCGAGCGAACATACTAGTCACATTCAGATTATTGGCATTGTTGTAATTGTCATAGTTGCTATTCTGAAAGTATACCGCGCCCTTGTTACTGGTCACCTGATTCATTGCTACTGTTGCCAGTCCTTGTAGTGGTCTATTCAAGCCATTATGTGCCAATCCAAAGAGTAGAGCGCTACCTACAGGAACTCCAGGCTGCGCCATTAACTGTCCCGTTCTGACCACATTTCCCACAGCACGAGCAATAGAAGAAATACCTGTAACATCACTGATATCTGTGGGTAGTACAAAAGTATTACGGACATTTAAGTGGTCCCCACGAGAGAACAAATCCATTGGAATGCCAAACATGTGGCTAGCAGCCCCATACATAAGATATGCAGCTGGAGTCTTGGGGTCATCTGCACCACTCAGATTGTAAAGATCTTGTTTATCCTGATTGGTATTTGCCACGGCTTTGTTCAACATATTAAAACCGGGCATTGACCGCAATCCATGGATACTTGCCTGCAATGCCATCATTTGGAGAGCTAGTTTGTTATTCCCGCCCTCTACAAACTTCATAGCATTTTGAAGGAAGTTAAAGATATAGGTCTGGTACAGCCCAACTGCCTGACCAATCACTCCTCCAAAGACTCCGGGCCGCTGAGAATAGCGATAAATGCCATGGATCTTATCCACCATCCCGGCAATCACAGACCAGCGTTCAGCCTCTCCTAGTCCTCTAAGATCTGCCAACTGTGCAGCAGAGTGACCAGCTACATAGCGAAGAAAGGTTTCACCAAACTGCTGGCGACTCCAGTACTTGGAACCAAAGTCTGCAAGTTGTTCTACCTTATCATTCAAGGTGCGAAGAGTGTGGTTGCCAGTAAGGGAGCTGAAGTCCATTGCATCATTGTATTCTTGAAAGAATTTAGACTTAATGATTCCTCGATCATAAAGCTCTTGTAGAAATGCTTTGCCTTCAGGAGTCCAGTAAGACTTAACTGCATTGCCCATGATTGCGGCGGATGAAGGCTCCCGCAACTTTGTTGCCGGATTGATTACACTAGTAAGATTATCCAGTTGCTTCATCTCAGCTGAGTTTGCTGGAAATGCCATACGCATTTCTTTAATCAGGGGGCTGAGAAGAATAGGGGTGGAAAGAGTCATCATCACTGTGTTAGCCTGATCTAGGCTAAGCATAAAGGTGCTGACAAAATTGTTCATCGTCCGTACAAGAAGTGGCAAGGTAGTGGAAGTACGGGTATAAGGGCTAGCTGCAATAGCATCCATCACATTCTGGAATGGCGGATTAAATCCACGAGCAGCAAGCTCCTCATTCATCTTGGCAAAATCTTGCTGCGTAAGTTTGATCCCGCGATCTATAGGACTAGTAGCAGTCTTGATAATATTATCAATAAGCATACTGCCCCGAGTGCCTACTGCATCATTTACAGATTTCCACAGACCTTCCACTGGGCCAGCATTGCCTCGCTGATCGAGCATCATATTCCTAGTATTGCGCCAAATAGTGTCTCTGGGAGTCTCGCCTCCAAAGATTTTGGACTGCTGCATACCACCATAGTAGCCATCCATAGAATCCAGATAGGTCATTACCTTGCCATATCGCAATTCCACAGCAGCTCGATGGAGCATTACATTTTGGTCTTGCTGCCACTTAAGGTAACGATCAAGTACCTGGGCAGAACGAATATTAAGATTAGGGGTAAAATCTTGGGAAGTACCAACGCGAGCAAGACTAGAATCAAAGTGCATCTGATCGTAGACTTGACCCGCATCATATTCTCCAATCATCCGTTTGTAGTTTGCAATCTGGCCTTCCTTACCACCAGTGAAAACATCATGGGTATCCCCATAATTATTGCGAACATACGCAATCTTCTCTGCAAGCTCTCTGGAATCCCTAGCATAGATCATGTACTTCTGGGGTTCGGACTCTGCAATAATTTTCTTTGGCACTACAAATGCATGGAAAGGAGTAGTCTTAAGGTCAGGAGTGGGAGGATAAAATACATCATTATCTCGAGCCACATAGGAATTGCGCGCAATGGCAACAACTTTTTGTTTATCCCAGATTTGTGCAGATTTGTTCACATGATCTTCTACAAAGTCCCCAACTGCTTTTCCAAGCTTAGCGGCGCGATTACTCTTATTTGCAATCTCTTGCTGAGCAGCTTTAACCATTGCAGCATTAGGATCTTCTCCTTCTTCTAGCTGCACATTGTCCCGAAGGGATTTGGCCAGAAGATACCTATCTCCAGTCTCCCCATCTTTTACCAATACCATCAATTCCCTGCGAGCCATATTATCAACTAGCGCAAGTTCCATACGATCAGCAACATTGCCTACCTGATCAAAGTGGCTATAGTATTTAATAAATCCGTTATCAAGACCTTTCTTGATCTTATTAAGAATATCATTAGTAACAGTGCCAATATAACTAGCCCATTCACGGAAGGAATTAAAATCAGTGCGCAGAGGACTAATGACTCCAGAGCGAGTATCCATCTCGCTAATCTGACTCATCTTCTGGGGGCCGGGAGCTTCAGTATACTTACCAAAGTCTTTTCCCATTACCTGAGCTGCGGCAGACTGCTGTATGGCATCATTGATTTCCATGCGTGCATTGGAGGCAGCTGCGCTACGAGCAGAAATATCTGCATCTCCTACTCCAGTGGCGCCATAGGAAAGCTTGAAATTCTCTGGCCGGGAATAGTCCCTACTAGCCATCATATTCCATTCACCAAAACTATGACCAAGTGCACGATCTTGGGAAATGTTCAAGATTTGTGCAATATGCTGCTCATTGTACTTTTCAGTGCCCTGAAGTTGCAACAGCAGTTCACTCTTCTTACGCTGCAACTCAGTTGCAATGTCTGCCTTAGTTACAGGACTATAGTTATCTGCCAATTTATCCGGGCCATAGAGTCCAAATTTAGCATCCTTGCCAAACTGAGTAGTGACATACTTCTCCATCATGGGAAGATTATCAGTACGCACTACATAAGTACCATCCTTTGCTACTTCAAAATCTATGGGGTTGGTCTTTGCAGCACTTGCCCAACGAGCAGCAGCTTCAAAAGGATCAACTTTTTTGGCACCCTTAGGAAGTAGATTTTCATTGGAAAAGAAGTCTCGTTTAGCAGGGTAGGCATACTTAGTACTCTGAACTGAAATTGTTCCATTCTTAGCCGTGTTAACTGAACCTATATCCCATGGATTAAGAACAGTACTAGTAGATGCAGATTTGGAGTAGATGTTGTAGTAGGCAGTACGCGGATTGAATGGCTGGCGCAAGGCACCAAACTTGTTGAGAAGTTTCGAAGCCTCTGGCGCAATTCTAGCAGCGCGTTCTGCAATCTGTAGATTAGGATGAACGAGAGCTCCACAGGCATCAGCCATCAGTTCAACAGATTTCAGTGCATAAGGCACTTTATCCTGTGGCAGACTATGCATCTTAGCCATCTGCTCCTCAATGCTCCAACCAAAGAGCCTCTGCTTATTTCCCAAATTTTTCATAATTTCTTCCCATGCAGAAGGACGCAGTGCCATGGAAAGATTGACAAGTTCTTTTGCAACAGTAGATTTGTTCTGAAATGCCTGAGAAACTAGCGCCAGGTTGTCGGCACTATTAGTCTTAAGATGGCCTAGTTCGTGGGTAAGCACGTATTCTTGAAAATCTTTTACTGTGGGAGTATAGCCAGGAAAGGTAATTTGCTGTTCTTTCGCCCATGCAGGAAAGTAGGATTCCATGGCCTTATTATTAGTGTACACAAGGCCAGCTGGAATATACTGATCATTGCCAAACAGTTTGAACTGGGGTAGCTGTTTCATTACCTTTGTGCCAAGCTGTTGCTGAAGGCTGGCCACTTCTGCTTGATTATAGGTATGCCCAAAATTATCAGGACGGTCCTTTACATCCTGTACAGCCGTCCCAATAATAGTATCAATCTGCCCTTCATCCAGTTTAAGTTCAGGATGGCTCATCAACTCCGCTTTTAACTGTGCTGCAAAATCTTCCGGTGTGGAGGCATCCACAATTTTGAATGGCGCAATCGTCTTGCGAAAGAATCCATCCATTGCATTAAAGTCAGAAACTTTTGGAAGAGCAACATTACTCAATCCACTAATTGTAGATTGCAGTTGGCCCTGCTCCATAGTCATCAGATGATCGTTGAGAAAATCTTCTCCATATGTGCCAGCACTGTTAATAAGACCAAACTGTTTCTGAATAGTATCATCCAAAATAGTGGTCCCAACCTGATACGCAGTAGTACCCCGCAAATCTGCTGCATTAACAGCATACACAGGATTAGTTGCATAATCCTGCTTCTTTGCCATCAGTTGAACCATGTTATCCCCAGGATTCTGGAAATTCAGATTCACATCATTAAGGGGACTGCGCAGATCATTGATAGTAGTGCCAAATGAATTAACCGTACGGTTCTGCTCTTCTCGTACTGCTTGCTTGATTATGCCCCGGGTTCCAATTCCTTCCAAAACGGTTCCTAGCCCTGCAAACTCAAATACTCCGGGAATGGATTCAATGGCCTCACTACCCAATGCGTTCCAGTACCCAAGATGATCTGGATTTAAAGTAGAGTTCTGGTTATTGGTAGCAAGAACGGCAGCAGTAACACCTATCCCTTCCACTACCTGATTGACTGCCCCTTGCGCAATGGCGCGGTAGACAGCAGGATTCATAAGACTGGGAACCTGTTGGCTAAGTACAGCCTCAGTTGCAGTCTTTACAGAATCCCCGCCTAATCCAAGAGGAACAGATTCCAATCCAGTAGCTGCGGACAGTCCTTCAGTAAGGCGACCTGCAATACCGGCAGCACGGATAGCTTTACTAGCCAATGCACCAGGCGCAAAAGATCCGAGCAGAAGGCCGGTAAAATCTACTCCAGTTTGATGGCGCTGATAAAAGTCCTGAGCATCTGCACCAAGATCCTGCCTAATACTTTCACTTTCATTCCAAGGAGTAATACTTGCGCCCAGAGAATTTGCAAGGGCAACTCCAGTATTTGCAAGACCAATCGCGCCCGAGACTACAGCACTGGGAATGCCCTTGGTCGCATAATCACTCCAAGAATCTTCCAAGCTAGTACCAGTAACTGCCTGCTCATCTACACTGGCCCCACTAAAGATCGGATTGCTAAAATCTGGCATAGCAGCTATTCCCAAAGAAAGTTATTATTAGAAGCCCAGAATACCACCAAGTGAGCCATAACCAGAAGAAGGAGTTTCATCAGTGCCTTCCACCTTCTTCTGCAAGTAATCCAAGTGCATCTTCTGCAAACTGACTGGATCAGTGAGATTATAATCTTTATTCTTAGGGCCTTGTGCAACAAAATTAGGACTAAAGTTAGCTCCCAAAAACAGGGCGCCATTGATCTGATCCCGTAGACCCTGTTGCTGGGCATTCACAACTAGCGCCTTCTTGTTAAAGTCTGCCACAGCTTGGGATGCTTTAGCCAGTGGCATCTTCTTGTCCAGAAGCGCCTGCAAAAGATTGTCACTAATATCTGTATTTGCAGTTGCAGGATTCACAGGAGTGAGGTACTGTTTGCCATCTGGAGAGGCTACAATAGAAAGAAGCAGTGGATCAATATTAAGATTAGCCAATGCCTGAACAGTCTGGGGATTGGTTGCCAAAGCTGCATAGCCAGTGCCATGGCCCCCGAACTTACCCACCATCTGAGTTTCCAGATTGTTTTTATAGTTAGGTGCAATGGTGAGTAAGTTACCAGTAGTAGCGCGAACCTGTGCGTCTTTTACCATGTCAGAGAATTCTTTACCGCCAAATTCCTTTGCGCCATTCAGGCCATCAATAGTAGCATCACTTACCACTGCTGGATTGATGTCAGGATATTTCTTAAAATAAGCATCCCGCATAAGCTGGTGAAGAATCCCTTGCTGTGCCCCCATAGTGGCACTATCCACAAACTGTCCCACTTCCGGCTGATTGCTAAGAGTGCTAAGAGTTTTGAGAGTTCCTGGGCTGGCTGTACCACTAAAGTTCATAAGTTCTTGCTGGAGAGGATTAGCTCCATTAGTGCCATAGGCCCCATTCTTCATATTCTGCTGCCACACGAGGGATCGACTGATAATTTCGGATTGCTGATCTTTCGGCAGACTGTTAATCATTGCAACAGCATTAGAGCGACTCTGGTCATCAGAGGGCACCTGAGTAGTCTTGCCCCCACTGGCAATCCACGCCATGTACTGGGCAGCTGAAGAATCAAGATCAAGCTTCTTATCCAACATATCTTGCTTCATCTTCTGAATTTGAAGATTCATTTCTTCTTGCGACAGCCCCATCTGCTTCTGGCGATCTTGTGCGCTAACAGTTTCCAGTGAATTGGCAAAAATCTTTTCAGAAGTTCCCTGGAGTTCATTGCCTGCTGCCTGAAGTGCCCCTGCGTTAAGCTGCTTTCCTTGCAAGCCCTGCAATGCACTAGCAGCCTGGAGATTGGATTGCGCCAAGGAAAGGGTATTATTAGTTGCAGTGTATTCCTGAATCTGACTAGTTGTGTTTGACAGATTAGTATTAATGGCGTGTTGGATTTCTGCTACATCCTGAATAGCTTCATCTGACTTCTGCCCATAATAACCTTGTTGTAAGTGCCCTTCGAAATAGCCAAGGGGATTCTGCCAGATGTGCGGAGTATTCTGCTCTGCATTTACCTTAGCAACTTCTGCATCTGAATAGTCCTTAAATCGCGAATCTCTGGCCTTCTGCAAATCTGCTGTATTAGCCTGAAATGCATCCATCGCAGTCTTTGTGTAAAGAGCGTTCTGCATTCCGACCTGTGCGGTGTTAAGACGGATCTGATCTGCAACCTGGGCTTCCTGTAGCTGTGCACTAGTCTGCTCAAAAAGTCCAAGTAGGTTTTGCTGGGCGCCCACTGCTTGGTTATTGTTAGTAGATTTGGCCTGAGATACAACATCAGTAGGACTAAGACTGCCCTGCTTCCCAAGAGCAGTAGCATCTGCGGATAAAAAACTCCCCAAGTTAGGCACACCGGAGGCCGCCTGAGGAGAAGAGGGACTGGAAGAATTGTTAGTGAGAAATTGGGTAAGATCCATAATGCCCTCTTAGAAAAGACCTGATAACATACCAAGGAGACCACCACTACCTCCATTGGAGGCATTAACACTTAGGCCGGTAGCATCAGTACTGCTATGTCCAAAAGTATTAGTAGCAAAATTGGAGCTAACTGTAGTATCTCCTTTCTGCCCAAGTCCAAGAGCAGTCAACAGATCAGTAGCAGTATTCTGCTTTGAGGTCTGCGCAAGTTGCCCATAGGCATTTATATTTGCCAGGACTGCGCCAGCTGCCTGAGTAGTTGCCTGCGCATAGCCATTGTTAGCCATAAGTTGCTGCGCAGTAGAATTATACCCACCAGTAGCATTACCTGCCTGATACACAGTAGGAAGAAAGTTATTCTTAAAGCTATTGAAGATATTTTCAACCTGGCCCTGTGCATCTGCAATGGCATTTTCTTTCGTGTATTCACTGCCAGCTGTGCTAGTCTGTCCCATCAGACTATTGATGTAGTCATTCAGAGAATTCTTAGTTGTTGCATTACCGGCACTAGTAGTTTCAGTACTATTGCCCGAAGTATTCGTATTGCTACTAGTACTAGAATTTGTACTAGTATAGCCAAGCCCAATGCCATCACCACTAGCCATGATTATGCTCCTGCCTGAAGGACTTGCATTTTACCACGATGGTATGCAGTAATGCCAAGGATTGGCATAAGGGAAGTTCCAGTAAGTGCGCTCAGAGCAGCAATCATATTAGGAAGTTCCGAAAGAATCTTGGGGTCTTTATTGCAGAACATTACCCCAGTATAGGCCGCAAAGATGGTGAGGCCAGTAATAATTGTAATGATAAAGAGAGCATAGCCAACTAGAGGGCGCCAGCTATAGGTGAGGAAGTGCTCACTCTTATCTTCTGCCTGCATTGTAGTTGCAACTGCCTGCGCCTGCTGAGTGTCCTCAGTAGCATCCGCTTGAAGTGTGGCTTCATTCTGCTTCTCCACAAGTGCAGCAACTTCGGATTGGAACTGAATTTCTGCTTCCTGAAGCTTCTCTGCTACAGCGGGATCTGCTTGGATTGCAGCCTGCACAGCATTTGGAGTGGGATCGGCGCCTAGTGCTTTAGCGAGAACTCCACCCACTGCTGCTCCAGCTGGGCCTCCAATAAGGGTTCCTGCAAAAGGAGCAACTGCTGCTACATCTGATTTAATATCAGACCAGGAAAGGCTCATAATCTTCTCCAAGGAAAAGGGCACGCTCTGCACGACGGCGCCGTAGAAGTCCGGCAGTTACCTGCGGATCGTGAGGACTGCACCACTTTAGCAGCTCATTTGCAGCTTCATGGATCTGCATTGCAGTTAGCAACTTGAAAAATGTAGAATGCTGGCCATCTTTAAGCCAGATAATTCCATCTCGCTCATGGCTACCAGCGCCAATATTAAAGAGTGTGCTAACTACTGCACTAAACTCACAGTCAGTAAGAGTGCCGGGGATGTAGGTATTGGCCAGCTGCACAGTATGGGCAAGATCTTCCAGCAGCCACTGCTCTGCCTGTTCCTCAGTACAAGTCATCCCTTCCTGCACTCCCTGAGTATGGCCATATGCAATAGTCCAAGGAACCCCGCCAGTCTTGGGATCGGGGTATGCTTTGAGTTTAAGACCCTCAAAGTGTTTAATAATTTTGAGGCCATCTGGATTAATCTGCTGTGCCATTTGCGCAATCCTCTATAATTCTATTATGGGTGAGGAGGGACACCATGCTGGAAACCTGTATATGCCAGCTTCCCAATGTATCCAAGCCCAGTAATCAATCCCCCAAGAACTCCAACAATTACACTGCCGATCACAGAGTTCATAATCTTCTCCCTGCGCTTGGCTTTTTGATTTTCTCTCTGAATCCATTCAGTAATAATCCGGTGGTGCTCAACATGAGCTTGCCCACTTATCCCTTCTTGTTCCTCTCGATGTTCTAGAACTGCAATAATAACTCGTGCAATTCTTTGCTCCTCGGGAGCTAAGGTATTCATGGGCATGCTAGTCTCCTAGTAGAGGTCCTTACAGTTATTATTAGATACGGAACGCAGCTACTGTGGGGGCATTTGCAGGATTAGTTACAACAACTGAATCTCCGGGGGCGAGAATTGTTGAACCAGAGGTAGTGAACCCCTCAGTATAGAAAGTTACCCCATCACGAGTCCACTGCACCAGAGTATTTGCAGGATCCTCAATAAATAATTTAACCTTACAAGCCTTCAGTACTCCAACATTTAGTGGATTAGTATACTGATACTGGTTGGCCCCAGGATTGGAAGTAATGAGAATAGGAGCAGTTACATTCTGGGGAGCGCAAGATTCAGTGAGCTCAACCCAGCCACCATAATGAGAATCCCAGATAGCCGTAGATACCTCACCTGCTGCATAAAGAGGGCCACCATTATCCCATGGAATCCCCACAGTATTGGCAGTAGAATCTGCCTTCACCATAGTAATTTTCTGCCCATTCACATTACCAGCAATTATGGGGGCTGCCACATTTCCAGTAGTAGCATCTACTACAACAACCAGTTCCTGATCAGTACCAGTTATCAGCAACTGTCCAGCTACATGAAGCAGAGCAGCGCCAAGATTAGCAGTTCCATGCTCAACCCAGCTGGCAGAGGTAGCATCAAATTGGAAAATACGAAGAACCTCTGGGCCAATCCAAATATCAGAAAGCCCATGAGCTTTATAGGTGTTGCCAAAATGACACTGTGCCGCATAGCGTTGACTGGCAACACCATCGTTATACTTGTAATTACAAACACCAACTCGCTGCTTATCTAGAGGAGTGGCCGGGAAATTAAGAGTGCGATTTCCCCCAGTTGTGTCTACCATGAAGATGGCATATGGGGCCGTAGCAAGAATGGTAATATTAGCACTTACCACGTGTACGAAGGCACTGCTGTTTGGATAAGAATCCTGAGCCATGGGCCCGTACTGCACGCCACTCGCAATTGCCCAAGGAGATTGACCAGCATTAATAGTAACCCCTGTAACCCCACCAGTGCCAGTGAACACTGCGTAGGGCTGTACTGCAGAATTGCCAGGAATAGTAGCATACTGTAGAACTGCAGTATACAATACGCCCCCCGCAGTTTTCTGAATAAAGCTAACAGCCCGAGTAGCAGGATCTTGGGCAAGTGCGTAGATATCTCCACTAGCAGGAGCAACTAGTCCTGTTACTGTGCCACTGGTACCCACAGAAGTAGTGCCATCGTTAAGAGTCTGACCCCAACTAGCGCCAGTCCACGCAATTGTGAGAGAATTGCCCACTGCTCCAGCAGACGACACTGCACCGCCAAACCCAAAGCCAAGCAATCCAGAAGGTCCCGCTAAAGTAAATTCACACTTATTAGCATCCTGCATCATAGACTGGCCTCCTGCAATTCCGAGACCCGTAGCAGTGAGTGTTGCAGTCAAATTACCATTACTTAAGGTAATATTGGCTATTGCCTTTGGAGAAAAAGTAAGAAGTTCGCCAGTGGTAGTACCACCTCCGCCCCCGCCACCTCCGCCGCCAATAGCTGCACTCCAAGTAGGAGCACCAGTGGGATCAATGGCAAGAAGTTCATAGTAGAGTCCAGTATCTACTGCGCGAGCTACAAGACCTTCCTGGCCATGCGTTGGGAGAATTGCAGCAAGAGCAGCAGCATTAGGAACTGTCCATGCGGTAAGTTTGCTAGTAGATACCGCGTTATAAGTTGTCATTGCTGGGCTCCTGAAGCAAGAAGACTAGTGAGAGAGATTGGCTGAGTCACATCTGGCATTCCAGGGGAGGGAGAAGTTGCAACTCCTTTGGCGCCTTTAAAAGCAGTAGCAAAAAGTTCCTGAGAAGTTTGCTGGGCCTGGTCGACTTGCTGTTTCATAATATTATAACTTGCCGCAAGGTCATCTGCGGAGATTTGCTTGGGAGGACGACTTTGAATTTGGGCAAGAGCCTGTGCTTTTTGCATAGCTTGCTCAGCTGCCTCTGCACTCTGGCCTTTAGTTGCTTGATTTTCCTGCAACAAACGGTGAGTAAGCTGCTGGAGAGAAATCTGACCAGAGGTATCACCTTCCAATGCAAAATTCATTGCACATTCTCCGGAGGAAAGGTATCACCAACTGCTGTAGCAAGTGCCTCGATTTTAGAGTTCAGATAGTGCAGTGTATTATACACTCTCTGCAATTCTCGATAGACTGCTACCTTATCTACAAAAGAATCTATAGGAGGCGGATTGCGCCCAAGCCCAGGGTATGGAACAAGAGGAACATTAAGAACTGCCATTATATTCCACCTGCTGCAAAGTTAGGGCCATTTCCAGTGATAGGAGTTTGTGGACGATAATCTGTTCCACCATTTGCTAATCCCAGAGTGAGATTGGTCAAAGTGAATGTGCCTTGCGCTCCTACACACACTGCATCTCCAGTAATGCGATCGAAGTACTGGCCAGTGGTCATCTGATTCTTAGCAGTAATCTGCTTTCCATATAAAATATTGCCATTAACATCCACACTATATCCATACAGACTACCACCCACTAGCAACCTATCAATGAGGATTTCGTGAAGTTCCACTGCATTGGGTCGCTTAACCTTATATCTGCCTAATATAATATTTGCAATAGGGGCATCGGTATCTAGTGCTTCCCCTTCCTGTGCAAGTAAGGTATTTTCTGCAAGTACGCAGATATATACCCGACCATCTGTCTTTATAAATCCCAGGGATTCTCCAAAAAGTTCAGTATCTGGCACAGGCAAACTAATTGCGTCTTCCCAAGTGGGCACAATCATGTAATCGTTCCAAGTACTGCCAATCCCCAGTTCATAATCCCAGGAATCCGTGGCTGCAATAATGGGAGATTGGTACTGGAATACATCTGCATGGGGGATGTCCAATCTTCCCCAGCGGTTTATAGCTTTGTCAAACACATAGGCAAACTGGAATTCTGGATTGGTTTCTTCTCTAATGCTATGCACCTGAAATCGTGATCCAATTTCAGTAATCTTAACTACCATAGAATTCATAGTAGCGTAATAGGGGAAGTAGAAATTGCCATTATCCTGAGTGGTATACAGACCTCTGGAGATGGCGTCAGAGAGTTCATCATACATGTTCTGAGCAGAGGCAGATACATTTAACAGCTGCATTCCAGCAGAAGTGTACGCAATCTGTCCACTATCTGTAGTCTGGTATCCAATATCATCCACAGTGGAGACACCGGCGCTATTTGGAATCTCCTGAAAGTTAAAAGGAAACTGAGGATTGCCACTATACTGACCTGCCACTACATTTACATTAGTAAATAGCAGAATCCCATTGGCAATCTGGGAAATGAATTTGATTGGAGAACGCACTCCAAGAACTTGAGTAGATCCGCCTACTCCGATCCCGGGAGTAAAGTCTAAAGGATTAACCGGACTAGACCAAAGTACAGTGTCTAGAGTCCAAAGAATAAGATAATTGTTTGCAGCAGTTACTCCAAGAATTGCAGAAGTATCAATGCTTACAAGTACCTGCGCCACTAAGGCATGTGTAGAGAAGTCATATACATATAGACCTACATACTTGAAGCAGATGTATGTAATGCCTTTTAGATAGACTACCGTGCAATCCCCAATTTCAGATCCGGTAAAGCCACTAACAGGATTAGCAGACCATGTGGAAGAGTTTGGATCATATATTAAGTTCTGTCCTTTGGCAGGGGAAAACAAAGCAACATTACCGTTACTATCGCGCAGAATAAAAATCCTGTCAATAGCAGTACCCCCAGGCACAGTTGCGCTAATTTTTTTAATGTAGTGAGCACTACTGTACCCGCGAGTAATGGGTAGTACATTTTGCAGGAAAAATGCCTGGCATATGCCATAATTCTGTGCCCAATCATCGCCTAGATTCCCCTGCACAATTTGACGATTCTGTTCCCAACCGTTATTCAAAAGAACAGTACTAGAGAGTTCCCTAAAATTAAAAGGAAACTGCTTGGAATCTAGAACAGCGTGCAGATAGGATAATGGCATGATTTAAGCCGTCCGTTGCCAGATGTATACACCGAAGGAAGGCTGAGTCACATTCATAGGAGTTCCACTACCTGCATCATCAGTTTGGAGTGGAGTAGATACCCCACCATTAGAAGTTGCAAAAGATGGAGTAATGCCCCCACCACTTCTAGATTCTGCTTGATGGTGATGGGCACCCACTTCTCCAGCTGTTTGGGAATGTGCATACTCACCTACAGTGTCATTGCCTGCTGCATAGGTTTTAGACACTGCATTAATATCAGTACCAGTGCCTACCCCAATAAGCACTCGACCTTCTGCAATCTGCATCCATGTGCCATAACCATAGCCGCCGCCCCCCACACTAGTACCAGGGTTGACATTATTGGCAGATAATACTACTGCTCCAACTGGCAAACGCGCTGCTAGGATTGCTGCATTAAGATTGAGGGAATTGATTCCCATATACCATTTACTTACATTGTCCCCAATCAGTATTGCAAAGTCCCCCTGCTGGAGAACAATAGTAGTTACCAGCGCCCCTGCATTTACAATCCTATCAGATGCCCCAATGGAAATTGTTACAGCAGTAGGAGTTGCTGATTGATTCTGGAAGATGTATCCCAGACCATTCTGGCAGGTATTTACTACTGGTAAATCTACAGTGTATGGCGCCCCAGTGCCTCCAAGGATTACATTATTCCCCAACTGTCCATTCACTAGAGTAGATGCGCCGGATATAAGTAATGGCACCCCAACAAGATTGGCCTGAATGTATGCCTTGAGAGCACGAAACTCTGCCGCCCCTACTCCTACTGGATAGGAATCTAGCGGCTCAGTATAATCTATTGGATTGGGAGAATAAGGACCGGGCATGATAACTCCTTAGCGCTGGGTATTATTGGAGGGAGCTTTGGCATCCCAGTTCATGTAAGATTTGGCGCACTCAAGATCAGCATTGGTAATAAGCATTATTTGATTCTGTGCCATGTCTTGCTTACCAGTAAGCATAAATCCATAGTAGAGCAGTCGCTCTTTAATTGGACTATAGGCATCCTGTGCAAGCATAAAAGAATCACTTGTTACTATTCCATCCCCACCTACTTCATATGAAGGCCACTTATAGTAGTCGTAACCAATGGCAGAAGGAAGCATAGAAGCGCCTACCAAAGAACCCGAAGGAACCCCAAAAGTAATATTGAGATTCCCCCCGGCTATTTGGTAGGAGTTACTTTGCTGAAATCCAAAATAATCTGTCATAATCTGGCCATCCCGCTGAACAAAATTGCTAAGAATGGGATTGCCAGTTTGGTCAAACATTACAATAGAATTGAGCTTGCGGAAATTTGCAGGAAGGGAAATGTTAACTTGAAAGTCTGAGGGAGCCAAGTTAATGGGATCTGTAGTAACCAAATCAGGATAATAGCACTCTACTCCATGAGCTCCCCTAAGAGATTCACGGAGGCGATAGCGCAGTACCCGAGCAAGGTCAGGACGTACCATTTCTTCCATAACTTGCTGTACAAGATACTCTGCGCTAAGTGCCATTTTCCTTCTCCAGTTACTACAGTTCTGCTACATAAGACTTAATATCAGGGGCCGCGGGCGCTTCTGCATTGCGGCCTCAGCCTCAGCTTTAACCTACTGAGCGCCAGCAGTATTAACTGAGCCGCCCATGAGCTGATCCACACTCAGCCCACTATTAGTGGCAACTGCACCAGACTGCAATGCAACACGAGCGGCCTTCTGCATTTCATTCTGGGTAGCAATATCTGCCTGAGTGAGGCGGGCCGGAGGAATCTGGCGAGCGAACTTCTCATGACTGGGATCAAGGATGGAGATGTTACCAGCTTTAACAGCAGCTCGGAGTTCTTCAATCTTGTCTTCCTCTTTTGTGCGCAGCACGCCATCAGGGCAGATATCACTAGTTCCATCTGCATAATGGAAAGTGCAAGGAGCGCTGGGAAGCTGGAATGCTACAAATCCGGCTGTTGCAGTCTCAATCTCCTGCTGCCGTGCCAACTGTTCTGCAACAACACGAGGCACAGAAATCATAACACAGTCCTGGCTAGGATGATGATCCTGTGCAAGACCTGCTGGCTGGCGGGAATCTACCAAACCCTGTGCAAGTTGCTCGCTGGTCTGGGGAACCTGCTGAATCTGTTGGGCCTGCTGAACTTCTGCTTTTTTCTGCTGAACCTGCTGTGCAAGTTCTTCGGGAGTTGGCATCTTGAATTACCTCGGTGTGGAGAGAAAGTAAGTTGGTGAGTAAAAGAAAAGGGAGCCGAAGCTCCCTAGTCTAGCTTAGCTATCTTAGCCTGCAACCCCAGCAGTCAAACCATAGATGATGGCATGAGCATTAGGATTGTAGATCTGAGTAGCCAGTTCAGTGGTAAGAGTGCCACCAACAGCATCCTGACCGAACTGAACATAACGACCATCCATGCCGAACTCTTCGTTCTTGGTACGGCGCAGATAGGCAACCTTAACAGACGGAAGATCCACAGAGATCGCCATCTTTGCCCAGTCTGCATTGGAGTTCAGCAGAGGATGTTCAATCATCTTGAAAGTACCGCGAGCAGTATAGAACTGCTGGAACTTCAGGCCAAAGTTCGTTTCACCATTGTTGATGAAATACTGACCGGACAGGCGACCAATATCATTGATCACTCGACGGGCAGTACCTCCAACAAAGATAATACGATCATTGCCATTGCGGCCATTGTTGATGATATTGAACTGCGGTTCCAGATAGTTCTGGAGCTGAGTGTAGTTAGTAGTACCACCTGCTACACTGGTATTGCTGCCAGATGCCAGACGGCGTACCTGCTCCACCAGACCATCAGTAGTAGTCATCCACTGGCCATTAACGTTACCACTGGACTTCTGGCCCCACAGCAGAGCAGTCTCAATATCACGGCCATGAAACATACCGCAATCTTCACGAGATTCCGCAGTGAGGTTGTTGCCAGCAATAGGCGTAGTAGCCTGCATGGTGCCCGGAAGTGCCCAAGAGTTTCGGAAGATCTGGGTAAAGTTAGAGACACGAACCGGGTTCATCAGGCGGGACTGTGGAGCCTGACTGCCCTGTTCAAACGCATTACCAACACCATACAGCGCAGCAGGATTAGGAACAGCCTGCGCGGCAATCTGGCCAACAGCTCGTGCGCAAGTAAACTGCGTAGAGCTGATAATGGTAAGCACACGAACAATTTCACCAGTGGCCTGCACACGCAGCAGATCCCCTGGAAGCAGACTAGCAGTAGCATCTACCGTAAAAGTGGTATCGCCAATAAGCTGGCCACCAGTAGAGGTGCAGTTAGAGAACAGCATGGTTTTGGCAAAGTAGCCATGTTCCACACTGAGAGCAGTCTCGTCACCAAGCATACCACTCAGCCCAAACAGTGGGCACATACCATTAGGCTGGTAGCGGATCAGATTGGCGGCAAAGCTTTTGCGCAGATAATCCTGCGCCGTGCTCTGGTAGAAGTTGAAGTCATTAAGACCAGAAAAATACTGCGGCATGATTTCTCTCCTGAGAATCTAGAATGAAGGATTTAACTCGTATGTACTGTAGATCTTTCTTACGAGAAGAATCTACTAAAGTCGTCTCCCGCACCCTGGCCACCGTTAGGTGAACCCTGACCATTCAGGGGAGCGCCAGTAAGTGGGTTTGTCGGCCCTTGCGAGTTTTGTGACTGCCCCGCAAATGCAGCTGCGATCCCCTGCATATGACCATCCACCATTTCAGCAAGCTGATCTGGAGTGGCATGGGGATTTGCTTGTTTAGCCCGATCAAGAACATCCTTAGCAATCTTCTGCAACGCAGGATGTTGATAGTTCGAGCTTTTACTAGCAAGGACATTGCTAGCCTGGAACTCTGTCATCGTTTCCTTCCACTTGGGCTGTACCCGTTCATGGTAGGAACGCAGGCCGCCCTCATTCATACGATGGGACATTGTAACTGCCTGCTGAAATGCTTGGCGCGCTACAGAATTAAGCACACCTTGAAATGCCTGTACATTACCCTGCTGAATCTGCTGCATAACTTCAGGGGTAAGTTGCTGGCCAACAAAGTCCAGTTTACCTACTGCTTGGCCAAACTGATCCATATTGGCTGCAATGAAGGGATCTTCCCAGCCCGGCTGCTGTGGTTGCTGCTGGCCCTGCGGAGTTCCCTGTGGATTCTGCCCTGCATTCTGGGGCTTAGGCACAAACATATCAAGAGGATTCTGCTGGCCCCCCTGATTCTGGCCGGGCTGGGCAGGATTCCACAACTGCTGAAGCATTGCAGTATCATCATTACCACCTTGGAATCCCATATCTGCCAGCCCAATGTTAGGCATCTGGCCGCCTTGATTTGCAGCAGGAATAGAGGGGCCATTCATGTTAGGTCCCTGACCGGGCTGCTGCTGTTGTACGGGCTGATTACTGCCAAACGGATCACCGCCAAACAAACTTTCTACAGTGAGTTTACGAGATCCCTGGCCATAGTTCTGCTGGAGAGCAGGAGCGCCCTGCTGCTGAACACTCTGCTGGGAGAACTGCTGCTGGTTGGGATTAGGAAAATTACCACGCATCGGTTGATTCATTTTTATAACTCCAAGATATGGAAATTAGGCGGAATGCCTTTACTACAGTGGAACTCCCTTAGTACGTATTCCCTTCTGGGGACTCCAAAAGAGTTTGCGCACTAAGGGAAAGAAGTTCTTCAATCATTTGGATCTGGCCAGTAATACGAGCCACATTCTGCATCCACGGAACAAGATCTTTCTGCTCCATAGAAGGAGGTAAGAAGATTGCATCCCGCTGTTTGCACAGTACTTCCCTCATGTTCCAGAGAGTGCCAGCTTGAAAGTCATTAAGAATAAAGCTGTACTGCTCTGGAACTGGAGTTATATCAAGATGCCGCTGCTGCTGGAGCTGCTCCTCCAGTGGGAGGTTTCTGGCCGCTAGCATTTTGAGCCATTGCTTGCTGAATTGCTGCATATTGCTGTTGCTCCTGTTGTGTTCTCCGGTATTTGCGCAAATCTACTCCTTGAGCAGCGAGTAGGCCAACGACCATCTGCGGTCGCGAGTACTCCATATCCATTTCTGGAATCTGGGCAATTGTCTGTAATGCTACTTGGAGCATGTCAGCAGACATCATCTTGTCAGCAGGACTAATACCATCGCTGACTTCGAATTCTGCAATCTCTTCTTGCATCTTACCAGGATCTACCTGCACTGCCACTCCATTAGAGGGGCTGGTAATAGTCTGGGCCTGTGCATACATCAGGTAATTAGCAAGAAGAATGGTTTTAAGTGGCCCAAAGAAGTTACCTTCCAATGTGAGAGCAAGCTTCTGCTGGCGCGCATCAGATCGATTCTGCACTGTTACGAATTCTTCTTTAGTGCGATTGCCCTTAACAAAACTTCCCTGGGCCGTCTGGTTAACTCCATTGATATCCCGCGCCATCTGGAGGATTGAGCTCATGTTGGCTTGCATGAACTGGTAAGTAGTATCTTGGAATGGAATTGCCTTATAAGCTTCCTCCAGAGTCTTACCAACTGTTAGCCCAGTGACTGGAATTTTGCTGGAGGGGTTAACAGAATTAACATCCTGTGGCCGAATCCTAGTAGGATCATATAGCGCGCGATCACTAACTGCACGGCGCAAAGATGCAAGAGTTGCATTCATAAGACTAGATGCAATGTCCTGCGATGCCATTAAATTTTCTACAAAGGATTTGGTTTGCAGCCCCAGTCCATCATCATAAGGAAGTGCAAATACCATCGGAAGAAATTCATGAGGAAGGTTGAGGGGTTCTGCATATACAAGCAGCCCTCCAACATAGATCAGTTTCCAGGGAGCAGGAGTTCCAGACTTGCTGGCTGAATAAATTCCAAATTCCTTGGGAATAATCTTGGCATACATAGTACAAACTTCATACCGTCCGCCAAAACTGCCCCCCTGACCATTCATAGATTGAAGGCCAAAGAAGTTGGACCAGTTGTTAGGATCATATCCAACATCATCTATGCGGATGCGGGGAGTGTAGAACTGGTTAATGCCACTAAACATGGCACCCCCAGTAGAGATTGCGTCGTTGAAGTTGGAGAAAACTGCATAATTGCGGTCAAGATCTTGCAGGAATTCTTTCAATCGAATGTAGTTGTAGGCTTCCACATAACCACAGAAGCTGCCCTGCTCATGTACTTTGGACGGATCTACAGTATAGTCCCAGAAAGCATTGTAGGGATTGATGTACTTAATCTTATTCCCTTCATATACTGTAGTCTGAACTGGATCATCTGCACTTGCCCCTGCCTTTCGACTAGCAGTGCGTACATTTTTCTTTACCCAAGTGGCCTCTACTATTTGCAGATTATAGCGCAAACCAGCTTGTAGGGCCTTTGAGAGTTCTGGCACCCAGCCAAATCGAGTCTGGTCTTGCTCACAGAGCGCAGAAAGCATAAGAGAAGTGTTCTCATCTTCTACAAGATCCTGGCGCTCTTGATCTGGATCTTGGAATTTAACAGCATCAAAGGCATCCTCAGCAGATACCACACTAAAGATAGGACTGCCAGTAAGGAAGATGCCACAAAGAAAGGCATGAGCAGTATCATATTGAGGGAAGCAGACAGGAACTTCATGGTTCCCAATCTTAGTCTTATCCCCAGCCCGATTTACAGCTCTGCCTTCTAGCCCAGTCTGAGTAATATCACTTTCTCGCTGTACATAGCGATCAATAACTTCCATTCTCTTACGGAGGGCAGTGCGAAATGTGAACATGTCAAGATAGGATGTTCGCAACTGTTGCAGATTAGAAACTGCATCTGGAGTAAGAGTTACCTTACCCATGTAATTGCCCCGAACTTTTTGCTTTGCCATGAGAAGTTATCCCTAAAAGGCCTGTTCTTCAAGAAAGGAATCTGGGGAAGGTATCCCCTGAAGACTCCACGCAGTTTCACCAGACTGGTAAATATCTACAACCATGAGTCCTGCGTATTCCGCAAAGAACCCTGGCGCATAAGCTACTGTATCTAGAATATTATCTACATTGTTCTTCTTCACTGGATCAAATGCAGACAGTTCCGCCACAATAAGAGAGAAAGTGGCATCTGTCAGTTGGTATTTGCCTTCCATCATTGTGCGAATTGCGGCAAGGATTCGAGAATTCTTTGCAATGCCTCGGCTGTAGATAGGAACAAAATTGATTCCCTGTATTCCTTGCTGGGCACAGATGAACTCAAACCAATGGAGCAGAGAGTACTGATAGGCATCAGATTCCACACCTATAAGCTTGCACCCTCTACGAATCGACAATTCCAGTGCAGCGCATATCAGCCCACTAGGACTCCAATGGCCAGTAAGAAGTTCCACACTAGTAGGCACTCCATCATATACTTCATGGTAGTGAATTACCTGTGCATCGCTTCCTTTCTTATCTGTTGCAAGGTCGATGATGATAAAGNTACCAGTATGTGGCTCTCCNGGAATCTTTATCTTCCGTCTAATCTTACTGAAGTCTAGGCCGGCAAGAGGAATAGCCTTAGGATCGTTAAGGATCTCACTGCAAAAAGTTTGCGGAGTTCCTGCTGCCAAGTCCATCTGGAATTCTTGTTTGAGTTCTGCCACTGGATGCAGTTCTTCCCACAGGGATGTGCCATCTTGCAGGATTCCGCCAGTGATATAGGATTCCCAGAATTGGCTCATCTGGAGATTGCGGAGCATACAGGTGTACTGACCTGGAACGATCTCCTTATCTGGGTACATGTTACCAATGTAGAAGTATAGACAGCCGGTTGGCGCCTTTAGTTTCATCACATTGGCATGGAACCAAATCTTAAACTTCTTGGCTTCCTCAATTGAATCCGCTCCTTCTCTTGTCTGAGCATCATCTAGAATAATGGTATCTGGGCGCTGGTTCTTCACATTGGCGCCACGAATTGCAGTACCTTGGCCAGCTGCCATAAGAACTACNGGACGGCCATTAAAGGAGAACTTCTTGAGTTCCTTCTTATCAGTCTCCATCCCCACTCGCCAGTTGCCAAAGACTGCTTGGATGTTTCCAGAATCTAGCATATCTTGTACGTCAGCAAGAATTTCAATTGCCTTTTCTAGATTGGCTCCAATAACTAGAATGAACTTGCGGCGAGTAAAGAGGATAAGGAAGAGGACAAAGATCTTGATGAAGGTAGTCTTGCAGAATCCACGTGGGAATCCGAGAGCATAACGAAAGCTGCCACGAAGAGCATAGCAAGCAATCGTCATACGTGCCCATAGAGCCTTATAGAAGTTAGGCCATGGAAGCACAGCAGTATCGGGCATAGCTAATGGAGCAAGAACATCGAGAGTCTTAGCAGCTTCCTTAAGCTCCTCAATGTCTACTCCAATTTCAGCTAGTTCGCTCTGATAATGCTCAGCGCTATTCACTTATAGGATCATCCATTATTATGAGATCAGGTCTGAGGCCCTGCACTCGACTACGAACTTGCTGAAGTTTAGAGGACATCCGCAATGCATTCTGCCGGGTCTGCGGGGGGATTGCGCTTGAGGCCTGTACTTGCAAACGCAACCGCTCTTCCTCCAGTTTCTGTGCGAGCGCTTTCTTTATTAGACACATGGGGATTATACTCCTGTGGAGGGCGCTGCAAATCTTCAGATCTGGGGAGTGCTACTGGGGCACTAGCTAATTCCTGCATGAGTGCATCTCCAGTAGTTGCTACTAGAGTGCGCCCATCAATCTCTACTGCCTGATTACGCTCATTAAAGGTGAAGTGGGACTGTACTATCTGCACTGGCATAATAATTGTAGCAACTCTGCCAGCATCCTGTCCACCTTGCCGTTCTTCTAGCTGAGAGCGGCGTTTCATTCCATTTAGCAATTGCGCCGTACGAGCTAGTTTTATTGGATCATTCATCATTCCAATAACTACATCTAGCTGCTTGAGTGCCTTGTTCTCGATTTTGCCAATAAGATCATCTGTCTCACTGGCCTGCTGCTGACGCTGCACTCTTGTGGCTACAGCCAAATCCTGCAATCCTGCTGCACTAATCGCCTGACTGACTGCACTATCACTTACATTCATTGAGCGCGCAATTTGGCCTATAGCGAATCCTGCAATTAGGCAATTAAGAATGTAGCGATTCTCTGCACTCAGCGCTGCTATTGGCTGCTGCTGCCTTGCTAGAGTTTTAGTACTGACCGCTGATGCTGTCATAAGAGTACCTTGCAATCCTGGTGGCCTGCTGTGGCGCAATCTGTAGCATAGCATTCCCCTGCCGAGTTGCTAGCAGGATTCCCCACCTACTGCTCTACTGGCCACTACTCTGCTACTACTACTTGGAGGGAGATGGGAAAACTGTAAATTTTTTAGAAAATGTAGGGAGGACCAATAGGCTAGGCTAGGCTCCAAAACGCAAAAAGGTCCGTACCCCCTCGCTTGTAAATAAGAATCATTCTCACCTAGTCTA